TCCTATTTGCAGTAATTATGCTTCGTAATCTACTAAAGCAAAGATTCTACGTTCTCCATCTGCATCTGCATTTCTAACAGCACCACCATATACAGACTCGCAAGTTACGAGTGTAGATAAGTAAGAGTGCCTGTAAGAAGCCTGCATTTTAGCTTCTTTAGAAAAAGCATAGTAAAGTGCAGATTCATGAATTGCATATCCATATACAATATCATTATTATTTGTTCCATCAGTTTCAAGATCAGCAAGAGCCTTGATTCCTTTGGTAACATCAGCACTTACATCAGCTCCACCAGAAGCAGAACCCATATAAGGTGATTGTGCAATCCAAACTGGCATCCCTAAAATAGCTCCAGCATTACCAGTTTTGCCAAAATCAGCACCTAGTGTAGCTTGAGTACCTTGTGAGTAGCTAGTTAGAGAGTTTAAGCTTGCATACATATCTGGAGATAGTACCAAGTTCCAACCTTCTGTATCGCCTGTTTCTCCAAGTATTAATCCCATTAATGAGGTTAAGTTAGCTTGTGAAAGAACTGAACCAGCAGTAGCTACGTGCATTGAAGTGTTGGCATCTGCACCAACTGCACCAGTCGCACTAGAAAGAAGTCCTTGCAAGTTATTAGCAACTTGATAGTGTAAGAAGTTATCAAAACCTCTAGCACAAGCATACGCTAACTGTTTTGCATAAATTTCCATCAAGTCATAGTTAGACTGAACATTAACAATGTCTGGAATGTAAGCAGAACCTACATTATACTCAGAAACAGTTAAAGAAGTCTCATCACTTGTCATACTACCAGCACTTGTTACATCACTAGCTATTTCACCACCCTGCGTAAAAGCACTAAGTGCTGGAACACCAATATGTGGTAAATGAATCTTATCGCCTTGATTCGTAATTTCTGGTGACAAATCAATACCGACATTCTTCATCATTATTTTTTTCTGGAAAGCTTCTAAAATAGCCTGCCCCCAGACTTCAGGGATAAACTGGTCAGCAATATTTGGTGTTACTGCTCCAGTACCTCCTGAGTGTACGTTTGTATCAAATGGATCGGAAAAAGCCATTATCTTTACTCCTTAAGTTATCTTTTAAAATTATTGAGAATAGAACTCCAATTATCTCTTCTTTCTTCTTTAGATATATTTTTAAAATCAACATCTTTCCTAGAAACAGTTCCAATATTATTTTGTGGATTGTTCTTAGATGATAATAACTCTTCAACTACATCTAAAAGAGAGTCTGTAGGTAAATTGGCGAATTTTTCTCTTTTATCTTCTGGCAGTTTCAATAAAGCATCGTTCCTTAATCTATTATCTTGAGATTCAAACTGGGTTTTTATTACCTTTAGTTCGCTATTTTCTTTTGATAATACTGAATTTAGTTCAGATAATTTACCTTGTTCTTCAAGTTCTGCCCTTTGCTTTTCCTCTACTATAGTTTTCATCTCATTTAACTTTATTTCAAGTTCTTTTTTTTGCGAGATTACTTCGTTTAGCCTTGAGCGTGGAATAGCATCTTGTACATTGTTTTCGACTTGTGTGTCGGTTTCCTGTTTTACATCTGGCTCGATGGTCTGTTCTTCTGACATTTTTACCTCTTAAGTGAGTTGGTTAATTGCAAGAATAAACCTTGCATTAAATAGATAGTATAATGTAAGTTATAAAAGTGATCTAATGCAAGAAAAAAATTACGAATTTAAAAAAAGATGGTTTGACTATTTAGGATACGAACCACACAATGGGCAATTAGCACTTCATTACCCCCAGAAACAGGATGCTAGATTTCAAGTAGTAGTCTGTGGGAGAAGGTTTGGGAAGACTTGGGCAAGTGCTATGGAGGCAACCTTTGTTGCATCTCAGCCTAATAAGCGTATTTGGCTTGTAGGAATGTCCTACAGAAAAGCTAGATTAATCTTTAGAGAAGTGTGGCAACGAATGGTTATAGGTCATGGAGAAGATGTAGATAAAGCATCTGAAAAGGATATGTATATCCGTTTTAAATGGGGTACTACTGTTGAGGGAATGTCAGCAGATAATCCAGATTCTCTTGTGGGTGAAGGTTGCGACCTCTTGGTTATAGATGAGGTAGCCAAGATGAATAAAAAGATTTGGGATATGTATTTATCTCCAACAGTTGCAGGCAGAAAAGGAAAGGTTATTTTTATTACAACACCAGAAGGAAGAAACTGGATATACGATTTGTTTAAACTAGGAGCGAATGATCCGTTATGGGAAAGTCACTCATCTCCATCTTGGGTAAATCAGCATGAGTTCCCACAAGGATTAAATGACCCTGCTATTGTAGAAAGAAAAAGAAATATGTCGAAAGAATTATTCGGTCAAGAATTTGGAGCAGAGTTTTCAGTATTTGAGGGAAAGGTTTGGGATTTTAATCGTGACCTTGATGTAGGAGAGTTTCCCTATAATCCTAATTTACCTGCATATTGCACTATTGACTTTGGCTATCGTATGCCAGCAGTCATATTTTGTCAAACTTACTGGGAAAATGGTATTGAGCATATTAAAATTTTTGATTCAATTTTGCATAAGAAAAATGTTAAAACAGAAGATTTAATTAAAATGATTAAAACTAAAGGTTATCCCATAGTTAGTTATTATGGTGATCCTGCTGGTGCAAATGTTCAAGGACAAAGTGGAGCAGGAGATATGGAAATTTTTAGGCGTAGTGGAATCGGAGTAGTATCAACGAGAGATAGAATGAGTAGAAATATTATAGCTAGTGTCGCATATACAAGAGGATTTTTTGAAAGTGCTAATGGTATTAGGAGAATCCATGTAGATAAAAGATGCTTAGATGTAATAGAAGATTTTGAAGAGTATAGGTATCCTGAAAGTCAAGATGGCAAACCTATAAAAGAAGAACCTATTAAAGATGGATACCATGACCATGGTAATGATGCTTTTAGGTATTTTATTATTAATAGATTTCCAATGAAAAACACAGAAATGAAAAGGATTCAAAGATGATTGAACAAATGCTGAAAGAAAAATTATTAGAAGCAAAACTAATGATGTCACATGAAAGAAGAAGTGAAATAAGAAAATATCTTGACTATTATTCTGGGTTGTCTACAGATCAATATATTAATACTTATTTTAATGGAGATGCTTTTTCAGAAATACCACCTACTTTAACAAATTTTACAAGAAAATTTATTAATAAAATTAGTAGAATATATACATTGGGTGCTAAACGAAATGTTGGGGAGAAAACAGAGCAATACGAAGCATTAATTCCTGCAAAAGATGTAAGAATGAAACATTCAGAAAGAATGACTAGGTTGTTAGGAACAATAGCAAATAGGATATACTGGGCAGATGGAAAGTTTGATTACAGACCTTTGTATTACTTTGAGTCTTATTTTGAAGAAAATCCATTTGAACCAGCAGGGATTATTTATCCATTATTAAATAATGTATCAGACCTTTCCAATGCAGATTCTTTGCAATGGGAATATTGGACTAATGATAAGTACGGAATTATGGATGAAGCAGGTAAAACATTAGATGAGCAGGATAATCCTTATGGGGTATTACCCTTTGTTTTTACTCACAGAGAAGATCAGATTGATTCTTTTTTTGTAGAAGGTGCTTCTGATATTGTTAATTGTAATGAGCAAATAAACATTGCACTAACGGAAATGAATCTTGGAATGAGATTCAATATGTTTGGTCAGCCATGGGTTACAGGGTTAAGAGCAGATCAAAGTATGCTTAGAGCAGGCTCAAATACAATCCTAGATATGGGTGAAGATGGTGCTTACAATATAACAAGCCCAAATGGTAATATAGAAGAGGCTATTAATAATATTAAATTTCAAATGGAATTAGTTGCATCAAATAATCATCTATGGATACAATGGGCAGAAAGTGGTGGTGAAGTCCCTAGTGGTATATCACTTATGATTAAAGACATGGAGCGTAAAGAAGATTATTACGATGATATAGCTTTATGGAGATTATACGAACAAGACTTTTATAAAGTAGAGCGTGCTATAGCAGAATATAATGGTATTGCATTACCAGAAGAGTTTGGTGTAGACTTTCAAGAAGTAGAATACCCAAAGACAGTTCAGGATCAAATAATGAAAGACGAGTTTGACATAAAAAACAATCTAATGACTAGAACTAAGATTATGGTTAGAGATAATAAAGATTTGACTCTTAATCAAGCACAGGCAATTATAGATGAAAATAAAAACAAAAATGAGTCTGAATCAGTTGAGCCAGTAAATGGAAATTAAAGCAAAAGTTAATTTTGACTTTGGTAAGCTTGCTAGGGAATTGCCAAAAGCAATTAAGAAATATACTTCTGCTTACGCAAAAGGTGCTGAAGAAGGATCAAAGTCTAACATAGATAATGGTACTGGAGTGGATGGGAAGCCATTAACCCCCTTAAGAAGTAGTACCTTAGCACTAAGAAAAGCAAAAGGTAATAATAGTGTTGCACCCTTGTTTGAAACTGGTGCTTTATACAATAGTATTAAAAGCAAAGACAATGTTTTATCTATGAAAGGCTACGGAAAAGAGCAAAATGATGGATTTCAACCTCCTTATGGAGTATTTGCTGTCGCAAGACCATTTATATCAACTACAGCTAAGGATAAACAGAAATTAGACAAACAATTTTCTGAAGATATAAAAAAAGCGTTAAGAAAATAAGGATAAATGATGGAAAAAACAGAAAAATATTACTTACAATTATTATTGCAATGTATGGAGATGTTAGAATCCTCTATTAAAGAGTTAGAAGAAAAGACATCTGATTCCTTTGAAATAAACCGAATGAACAATGAAATATTGGGATTTTTAGCAAAAACTATAGCTCCAGTTCAAGAAACCAGCAAAAAAACACAAGTTGAGATAAATATAGAAGTTTGGGAAGAGTTAATTAAACATTCTGGTGACTTAGGTATTTGGGGAGAAAGTTAGACTGCCATGAAAAAATATAAAATCAGGCAATGCTTGTGTACTAATTGCAGTTGGTTTTGGGAAGTAGTATCTACTAAGTTTGATTCTAGTAAAGAGCAATGCCCTGAATGTAAATCATTTTCTGTTAAAACAGCATTAAAACTACCCATGCCTAAATCTCGGCATAGTATATAAGATATATCTATTATATATATGTAATATATATGTATCGGAAATCTCAGTACCCTCGAATAACAAAATAGGCATTACATTCTACTCTACGGCACTTTTCTTAAAATACCCCACCCTATTTCTCAGCATAGGGGGTAATATTTAATGCTCTTTCTCTTGCTTCTACTTTGTCCTGCCAGATTTTTCTTTGAGCTTTTGTTTGTCTACCTCTTTCTGGTTTTCCCACCCCTACAGCTTCTGCTCTTTCTCTCCAATGTCTAGCTTCCCTTCTTTTGCGATTCTTCTCTTCTTTCTTTTTTAGCTCACGAATCTGTTGCACTTTTGAGGGGTTTTTTGGGGGTACTACGGGGCGTTCTGGTAATACTGTGAACTCAGGTTCGACTTCTTCAACTTCTGCATCAATTACGGCAATTTCTTGCATATCTGATGCCTGAGTATTTAAGAATTTTTCAAATGGACTCTGATTATTTGCTACTTCAACTCGCTTAATTAGTTTTCCCGAATGTTCTAGCACTAATCTACCAGCTTGAACATTACCAGCCTCTGCTTCTCGTATCATACTTTGTAGCACAATAGGCAGTTTAGCCCCAAATGTAACCATATACTTCTGATAAAATATCTCTACGAACTCAGGGTCTTTCATCCAGTTACGAATTGTGTTCTTGGATACTCCTACTTCTTGAGATATTTCTTGTATTTTAGAGCTTGGATTAGTTACAAGTAGGTCGATTGCTCTTGATTTTTCTGGTTTCCAGTTTGTTGGCAGATTAACACTCATTTGCTATAGTCCTTTTAAGTTATGGTATATTATACAGCCATTTGGTTCTTTTGTACAAGGGACTTTATTACCATTATCCCACCTAAATCCAAATAAGGCACAATAACTACTATACGATATACAATAATAAAGCGTTAGCTTTATCGGACTTTCTTTTCAAAACTCTTTTTCTCAGCCCAATGCAAGACTTTGTTTTCA